ATTATTACAATGATTAAAGAACAATGGGAACAAGGACATTTTTATTCTGTTTTACCAGAAATAAAAAATGATACAAAAATTGCAGATAAAGAAATATTCACCAATATAGACTTTAATGATCAATCTCATGAAGAAATATTAGATACATTGCAAGAACAACTATCTGATTTTAATTTTCCTATACCAGGAATTAATAAAGAAACTGAGAGAAACACTATTATTAATACATGTGCAAAAAATAGAGATTTAAATTTAAGTAAAAATATATTTAACTACTATCAAATTAATAATGCTTTTGAATGGATGGATGCACGTATGTTATTCTATTTTATTAAAACTCATAAACCCAAAAAAATTATAGAGATTGGTAGCGGATGGAGTACTTTAGTAATGTATAATACAATTAAACAATTCGATTTAGATACAAAAATTATTTGTATTGAACCTTATCCGCTCCCTTGGTTATTGGCAATGCAAAAAGAAGGTATAATTGAATTACATGTTTCTAATTTACAAGATACTAGTCTTAAACTATTCAATCAATTAGATAAAAATGATATATGCTTTATTGATTCATCTCATGTAGTTAAATATGATAGCGATTGTCTTTATTATATTAACAAGATCTTCCCTATTTTAAAAAAAGGCGTTTTGGTTCATATTCATGATATGTTTTTACCTTATGAGTATCCTGAATCTTGGTACAAAGAAGGACGATTTTGGAACGAACAATATTTTGTATATGCGTTTCTAATGAATAATAATAAATTTAAAATTAAATTTGCCAATACTTATGCTACTAAATTTCCAAAACTTCTCGATATTCAAAAAGACTCCTATGAATTTAGAGTAATTAAAGATATAGACAAAACTAGAGCATTTGGGGGTGGAAGTTTATGGTTGCAAGTAATAGAAAACTAAACCAACTTAATCCACTTAAAAAACAGAGCAAGTTCTCTTCTATCATTGTTTAAACCCAGTTCTTTTGGTGTTTTAACATCATAATAATTAAATATAATCACTGCTTCGTTAGGATAATCTTTATTTTGTATTAAAGGTAATTCTAAAATTTGTTCCGATTTTACAGAAATATCTATAGTTTTCATTTCATTAATTTCAACACTAATTTTTTGACTACTATTTGACATGGAATTTATGTTAACCAATAATTTATTGTTACCAGTATCTTCATATTTAAATCGTATTACAGATGTATCTCCTATTGACCATCGCCCATTTTTCTCGATATTCGAGAATCCATGTACAAAAAATGATTTACCATAAGAATTATCATTATTACAATATATTAATTCTGTTTTTTCTAGACAATTATAACAATAATGACCGAATGTTCTACTTGCTATTTCTTCCCGTATATTCATCAGTTTTAAATTATTATTTATTATTTCTTCAGATACTTCCTTATTATTCCGTGCGATTATAAAGTGAAAGAAACTTTCTCCCGTTTCCTTCATATATTCTAAGTCTTTTACCATAATTTTTTTAACTATTTTTTCACGTATTGCTAAATGAGCATTGAATAATTTTGGGTTGTGGGTTAAAATTTCATAAGCTACCGCGCCCCCCGATTTTCTATGATAATCAATATTAAACAAATCATATACTGTGGGTATAATCCGATTAGAATTTATTGCTTCTGTTGGATCATCTATCATCATTTGTATAACATCTGGATATCCTAATGATTTTTTGATACTAGAATTGAGCATATTATTCACTTCGTTCATTTGTTTCCATTGATGTTTGCTATATTGATTGCGCTGAGGACCTATATAATCATTATGAATAAAATATCCATCTTCTGTCAACCATTTTCTTATATTAATACAAACTCTTTCAATATATCTAATATGATGACAGGCCGCAAAATTAATAACTAAATCAAATGTATTTTCATCAAACTTTACAGTGTTAATGTCATGCTGAACATATGTAATATCTCTCATTCCTTTCATCTTATTGCATTCCTTGACAAGATCAGTATTATATTCTACAGCTGTAACTTTTAAGATTATTCCTGCATCATATAATTCGCGCTCTACCCAGCCATTTCCACAATTTAAAATTAGTGCATTCTTAAAATTAATTAAATTATTGTTGATTAAATATTGCTTCCAATCGATATCTTCTCCAAATAATCTTGTATTAATTATTGATAGGCATTCTGGGTAATCATTCCAATATTTCCCCGTATAATATACCGATGCATTTTCATTTACACTTGATGACATTATAATTAATTACTATAAATTATAATGTATTATTAAACTTATTTCCAATATTTAGGTTCAGGATGATTTTTAGTACCAGGCGGCTTAGATTCTAAAACTTCTATCCAATTTTCTTTAATTGCTTCGGTATAATAAGTGTAAGGCATTCCTTTGCTATAGATACCGAACATCTTATAACATTCCGCACCTAGATAACATAAATTTTTATTAGGATATTTTTTCCTTAACATATTAATCAAAGGGGGACCATATGCTCCACAACCTAATACTGCAGTATCAAAATCACTATATTTTTCATCTATTTCATTTATAAGCACTTCACATGTTTCTTTAATGGATTCGTGTGGTAAAGGACAACCTGTTGTTGTTTGTGTTGTCTTCAAATAATACATAGAAAAGTTGGATACTGGAAAAGTCCAAGCATTTTGTAACCCTCTATCATAACCTGCCTTGATTGACTTGATCGCAGAGCCTATATATAATATTTTTTTTCCTTCCGAATTTTGTAATATTATTTTTACAATACAACCATAGTTATAGAATTGCTTTTTTAGACCTAATAATGCCCACAGAGGTAAATCAAAGTTTAAAAAACAATAACTGGATGATATTGTTTCAGATAATAATAGTTCTTTTGTTTGTTCACACCACCATTTGCTGAGTTCATCACGCGTATTAGGATCTTTATAATAAAATCCGGCGTTACATCTCATATTATAATCTAGATCTGTATTTCGACTTAAATGAGTAGGCAGATCAAAATTAAACAGATATTTTATCATAAATGCAGATTCGACACATCCCATTCTCGAAGTTATAAGTTTATTTTGTTTATATAATTCTGTTAATTCTTCTACTTGATTTGTAGATTCAATTATATCTGTATTTATAATCTCATCTTTCTGTTTTACACTAGAATCATCATAATTTGTTCGTGGAATTTTGTGTATATTTTGTAAAAAATCCTTATTATTTTTACAATAATATTTATAGAAATTTCTAACATTTTGCCATGATAAAAAGGACATTATATAATATATATATATAACGTCTTGTTAATATTATTTATTGTAATAACATATTTGCCAATCTATCATAAAAATAACTTTCTGAAAATTTTTCTATAATCTTTTTATTTAGTTTATGACATTTTTCAACATCTAAAAGAAGCGTCTCGCTTGCCAATATTTGTTTTAAAAGTTTTGTCAATTCTGCTGTGGTATTGTATAAAAATCCGTTTTTTCTATCCTCTATATAGTAAGGAAAAAATCCTCCATTAACACATATAGGGATACACGACCTATTAATACATTCAATTGTTGATATTCCAAAATGTTCAAAACGGAAACATCTTTTTTCTTCATTTTGATTTATTCCTGTGGCATGAATATGATACTGACATTTGTCTATAATTTTATTCTTTTTTTCTTCAGAACAACTTCCTATTATTTCTATTCTCTTTTCAACCTCAAATTGTTTTAAATATTTATAATAAGATTGACTTTGTACCGTCCCAATTATATAAAGTTTAAAAGGGATACCTTCTGATAAAAATTGTCTAAAAATTTTTATGATATCTAATTGGCATTTATTATGAGCACCTGGATTTGGCATATGTATTCTTCCTATCATCACAAACGTATTCTTTTCTTTTAATGGTTGATTATTTGATTGTTTATTAAAACATATAGGATAATTTATTTGTAATTTACAATGATCGTTCTTGTGTAATTTTCTCATATAATATTTCTTAGTATAATCGGAATTCAATATAATATAATCAACATTACTCACTGGTTTAATAGTTTTATTATCATAATAATCAAATGGAAACTGACAATGATATATAAATTTTCTCGAAATGTTTGTTGTAATTCTTGGATATTGACTATTACCCATTTCTATAAAAAAATCATACATAACAGGCGCCTCTAATGAATTTGTATTTATTTGTTTAATAATAAAAGATTCGGTAGATGTAAAAAATTTTGTTAAAGTTTTATCAAATATTTTTTTATTTGTGTTGTTATAAAAATGTACCGATTTGCAACCCCATTTTATAAAAAATTTTATTAGCATCGAAATATAATACTCGCCACCTCCCATTATGTAATCATATGGGCTATAAACTCCAATATTTTCACAGTTCCCAGCGACTTTAAAAATATCACGTGATAGCCAATAATTATGTCCTCCTAATGGATTTTTGCTTAATTGTGTTTCTTGAGAAAACTCTTTTGCAATATCTCTTGGTGCAACTATTCCTATGTTATAATCAATCATACTTTTTGAAAAATATACATCTTCTGGAACGAATGTGCTTTTAGTATTATTCATATAATCTCGTGTTGACTTCCCCAATTTTAAATCTTCAGGCTTTATTTTTTCAATACATTTCAATATTTTTGATTTTGAACGCAGAGAAAACCCTCCATTACCTACACCATAACTATTGTCATCTTGATTTACTGGCCAAGGCGCTCCAACATAATCAAATTTTAAAAAAGGTTCGATTTTGTTATGAAATAGCATTGAATCTTCTTGATAAACTAAAAGCTTTTCGCCAGAAAATTTCTCCCAGAATTCCTTTGTTAACAATAATTTACTATACTCTGATGGCGTTAAATTATCTATATTTAATTTAATAATAGTAATTTTACTATCTATAGATCCACATATACTATTGCAAATATTAACCATCAAATCATAGTTTTTATTTCCACAAACTACGGTATGGTTCCACATTGGTAATTTTATAATTGTATTTCGTAATAAAAATTCCAAATGAGGAAATGGTCGAAATTCAATAAGTATTGTTTCTTTATCCAAACTTCCAAAGTTATTAATAATCCTGTTACGTAATATTGGAATGGATTCAAAACATTTATATCTATGATTTAATTTCATATCTATCTTTAATATTTTATCTAAATCTGAATTCATCATATTATACCAAAATTTAAATTTAGATTTAATTGTTCCTATATTAATAGAAAAATAATCAAATCTCTTTTTTATCATATCTTGCATCTTCCTCTCTACTTCCCATCTTATATTATCAAAACCTTTATTACTTAATAAGTTCTGAATTCCTTCTGTTAATTCATTGATATTTGATAAATCTTCTTTAATTACAGGAACAAATTTTACAATATCTTTATATTCCTCCATTGTAGATCTATCTATTGATTCTTCACTAATTATTAAGGGTGTACTGTGTCTTATACAATCATGAATTCTTGCTGTTTCTAACAATGATTCCCCTTTAAAATGAATATTAAGAATAATTCGTGATTTTTTTACAATATCATAGAGAGCATCTCCAAAAACATTGGTTACAATACGAACATTCATATCCGTATTTTGCTCTAAATACTTCAATATTTTTTTTCGTCTATCATTTAAACCACCAAAAAACAATACATCATATTCTTTTTCAATATCAGTAACTTTTGATTTTGTCCCCTCAAATAAGGGTATAGGCAGGTACAATGCTTTATTTTTAAAATCCTCCGGATAATTTGTTATATTCATTTTAGAATAATCGAAAATAGTATCAGCATTTTTAAATGCGGTGTTTATAAATTCTGCCCTATTATCCACAAGACCCAATAAAGGAAAATCTGGATGATAATTTACCTGTTCTAGATTGTAAATGTAATATTTACTTTTTTTAGGTAGATGAAACATATGTCCTATACATAAAAAGATATAATGTACCCCGGGAGTTTCTTGTCCAGATTCTATCTCTCGGGAAATTTCTTCACTGCTCATTACACTCGCGGAAAACTTCATATTATGTAAAATACTTTTAAGAGAATTAGCTATATTTAATAAATATTTTGTAGTTTGGATTTTAAAGGTTATTCCACGATCCTCTAGTTTTTGCATCTCTTGTCTCTGTCGCTGCTGCTGTTGTTGCTGCTGCTTTTGTCGCTGCTGCTGTTGTTGCTGCTGTCGCTGCTTTTGTCGCTGCTGCTGTTGTTGCTGCTGTTGCTGCTTCGCATGTACATTTCCCAATCTGTGTTTTTTTTGAAAATGAACAGGTTGTGCGGGTGTTTTGTCCTGGGGCGGTTGTATCGCCACCCTGTCATTGTGTCGTCTTTGGTTTCCGAGCGCAAACAGTCGTTTCGCATTCATTAGTATATAAAATTAATATTATTTTATATACTGAAGAAATCGGCAATATTTACTTTTTTTTCTTAAATCGCTCTGATAATGCTTGGACATCTTCATAAATTGTATCTAAACATTCATTCGCATTTTTAATAAATAAAGGTACTAAAGTAGCAAAAGTCGCCTCTCCAGAATCCACAAAAATAACTATTTCTTGTAATTTTGCATCCGTTTCCACATCTCTTCCAGGAGAACCCAACTGCTTACATTTCGCAAATACATACCTGATTGTAGCATAGAAATTTTCGGGACTAAATACATTATTACTGATTAATTGTTTGAAAAAATCACAATCCATCGTTTCTTCTATCTCAACTCTCAATTGTGATCCTTCTCTTAAAAGTGCAATTAATTTACTTCTAATCTCTCCATAAAGTCTTGTCAACCACTCATAATCAGGTGGTGAAGCTCCTACTTTCTCTTCCAATAAGTCAAAGAATGCCTTTTTATATGTATCTTCCACCTGTTTAGTTAAACGGCTCACATTGAATTCTTCTTTTGATTGTTCTTCGTCCATTACATTAACTATACCAGTTTGTTTTAAATAAAAATATATAAATAAAGAATTTGGGGAGAAAATTATATACATCTTTATATGAGCGAATTGATTGAGCGAGAAACAGCATTATTGATAGGTAAAAAAAAACTTGAAACGAATGATTTTTTTCAAGACTTATCAGAGTTATTAGAAGACAAAAGATTTAAGAAATTCTTCGATAAACATATGTCAAGTTGGTTAGATATCAAGTGCTCGATAACATATATGCATTTGTATAGACAATTTAAAATCAAATATCAAGAATTAAACAATAAAGAACTTGATAAAAATCTTGCCGTATATCTACTTTCGAAAATAATGTGCGACAAAACTTTGCGACCATGGTCTATAACAACCGTAGATAAAATGTTAAATGATAGAAAAATGGATTTCTTTCAAGAATTCGAATCAATCATGCTTGCCAATAAAGAAATCAAAATGCTAACTCTAAAATAATATTACTGTAAATATATATGGACATTCTAGAAAAAATACCATTTTCACCCAACCAAGCAGTAGTTTTCGACATCGATGACACTTTGATCGATTCGTCCACTCACCAAATTATCCCAAAAGTTTTTGAATTGTATCAATATTGCCGAAATAAAGGTTATAATATTTATATCATTACCGCGCGACCACGCATTCCATATGGTATACAATTAACCTTGCAGCAATTACGCGGTTTGGGCATTGGTGGATTTAAAAATATTGCTTTTAGACCTCCTCTTGAATTAAGTATGCCTCATTATAAACTAAATGCACGAAAAGCCATTAAGGACAATGTTATTATGTCCATTGGAGATAAAAGTTGGGACATCGGACAATACGGCGGTTATGGGATAATTGTTAGGAAATAATAATTTCCCATTTTGATCTTGACTTCGGAATGCAAACATTCTACTTATAATTAATATAAGTAAAAAACGAATATAATATATAATGTTCCTTTTTCTGAATCCTTACTTTTCATACTTTTTAAAATTTAATATATTCGAATGGGCATTTTATGCTGTGTTAAAAGATAGGAAATTAGCCAGAAATGCTTCTTGTTTAACACATGCTACAGGTGCAATTGTGTTAAATGGTGCGCATATTCTTTGGCCCAATACAGAATTATTTTCATTATCCAAACATTGGTCAACTGGTTACTTCTTATATGATATATATTTTATGCTAATGTATGAGAAAATGAATAAAGCAAGATTGGTGTATATGTACCATCACCTAGCCACTTGTTTCATCCTCCAATATCCTCCCGCATTTTATGGGGATCAAATATTATTTTGGGGGGAATTATCCAATATTCCTTCGTACTTCGTATATCATTATTTGCACTCTGCTCTATCTCAAAAATTACAATGGTGGAAAAATGCGCAAAAAATAGTATATGGTGGTATAAGAGTACCCATTTTAACATGGCTAACTATGACCTTATGGTATAAAGCTCCGAGTAAATTGCCTATTTTATTTATTACTCCTGTGTATTTTATGGGATTGGCCTGGACCATGCAATTATTGAAAAAATAAATTATTAATAATTTAATTTATTTATTCGGATTTAGA